GCTTGCCCACTGGGCGGCGCCGCTATTGCGTCACCAGCTGCCTTTGATGATTTGTAGCTATTGACCAATCCCGTCTCTTATGCAGCTCCGCCCAGTGACGTGGCAGTCTCTGGTTGGCTGATAATGGTATATTAGCCCGCGCACTTCCGTGTTCAGATCATTATGCACCGGTGCTTTCGTCTGAGCGGACCTGACGAGGACCCGTCTGCTGACTACGAATTCTCCGTCTTGGTGGAAGACCTCCACAGCCAGTTTTGTTCCTGTGTCTCTCCGGGCCTTCATCTACGACCTGTTTTTCTGGTACCATGGCTCAAGCTTGTCTTTCTCTGTCTTGGGCAGATTGCTTTGCCGCTGTCATTAAGTTGCCATGTCCCCTCGAAGAGGTGCTGAGCAACAGCCAGTTTTGGCAATACTATGTTCTCTGTAAAGATCCGCTTGACTGGCCGGCCTTACAGGTCACTGAGCTGGCTCATGGTTGGGAGGTGGGTGCGTACTGTGCGTTTGCTGATGCTTTGTATTTGTACCTGGTGGGCAGACTAGCAGACGAGTTTAGTGCGTACTTGCTGTTCTTTCAACTAGAACCAGGTGTGGAAAATCCCCATATTCATGTTGTGGCACAGGCCACCCAGTTGTCGGCATTTAACTGGCGTCGCATTTTAACTCAGGCATGTCATGACATGGCTCTGGGGTTTTTGAAACCTGACTACTTGGGCTGGGCTAAAAATTGTGTGAATATTAAAAAAGACAAGTCTGGACGAATTTTACGGTCAGACTGGCAATTTGTAGAGACTTACCTATTGCCTAAAGTTCCCCTGAGTAAGGTCTGGTATGCCTGGACTAACAAGCCCGAATTTGAGCCCATAGCTCTCAGTGCCGCTGCGCGGGACAGGCTGATGAGAGGCAACGCACTTTGTAATCAGCCGGGACCGGGGCCGTCTTTTGGAGACCGGGCAGAAATTCAGGGACCTCCCATTAAAAAGACTAAGGCATCAGATGAGTTTTACACTCTCTGTCACTGGTTAGCTCAAGAGGGAATATTAACAGAGCCTGCCTGGAGACAGAGAGATTTAGATGGCTATGTGCGTATGCACACCTCTACTCAGGGGAGGCAGCAGGTGGTGTCTGCTCTTGCCATGGCCAAAAACATCATATTGGATAGCATTCCAAACTCTGTGTTTGCCACAAAGGCAGAAGTGGTCACAGAACTCTGTTTTGAAAGTAACCGCTGTGTGAGGCTCTTGAGAACACAGGGCTATGACCCGGTACAATTTGGCTGTTGGGTGTTACGGTGGCTGGACCGTAAAACGGGCAAAAAAAATACTATTTGGTTTTATGGGGTCGCTACTACTGGGAAAACTAATCTAGCAAATGCGATTGCCCACTCACTTCCATGTTATGGCTGTGTAAACTGGACCAATGAAAACTTCCCCTTTAATGACGCCCCCGACAAATGTGTATTGTTTTGGGACGAGGGTAGAGTCACGGCCAAAATTGTGGAAAGTGTTAAAGCTGTGTTGGGAGGCCAAGACATCAGAGTGGATCAGAAGTGTAAGGGGAGCTCTTTCTTAAGGGCTACCCCAGTCATTATAACAAGTAATGGGGACATGACCGTTGTGCGAGATGGAAATACCACAACCTTCGCCCATCGCCCTGCCTTTAAGGACCGCATGGTCCGCTTAAATTTTGATGTGAGGCTCCCAAATGACTTTGGGCTTATCACCCCCACTGAGGTTCGCGAGTGGCTGAGATACTGCAAGGAACAAGGGGACGATTATGAGTTCCCAGACCAGATGTACCAGTTTCCACGAGATGTTGTTTCTGTTCCTGCTCCTCCTGCCTTGCCTCAGCCAGGGCCAGTCACAAATGCCCCGGAAGAAGAGATCCTTGATCTCCTTACCCAAACAAACTTCGTCACTCAACCTGGGCTCTCTATTGAGCCGGCCGTTGGACCTGAAGAAGAACCTGATGTCGCAGATCTTGGAGGGTCTCCAGCACCAGCAGTCAGCAGCACCACAGAGTCCAGTGCCGACGAGGACGAGGACGACGACACCTCCTCCTCTGGCGACCACAGAGGAGGAGGAGGAGGGGTCATGGGAGATTTACACGCTTCTTCTTCCTCCTTCTTTACTTCCAGTGACTCAGGACTCCCCACTTCCGTCAACACCAGCGACACCCCTTTCTCCTTCAGCCCCGTACCAGTGCACCACCACGGACCCCCAACGCTTCTCCCGACCTCACGCCCGACACGCGATCTGGCCCGTGGGCGCCCGTCTTTCCGCCAGTACGAGCCATTGAAAGGCCGGTGTGCGGACTCGACTACGTTTGGTCGTCCGTCTTGGGCCGCCCCGTGTGCAGTCTACAACACTGCGGAGCTGACTCGTCGTGGAGCAGGTGTCCGAGTTGTGAAGGGGTCAAGACCAGGTGCGATCTCTGGAAAGTGAGAGACGACCTCGAGGGGCCCAGCGGGGGAGATTTGTTTCGCTGCGCGTATCACACCTTGGAGGACTATCCATTTGAGGTGCCGACGTCTCCCAGGTGCGCTATACTCTGGAGACTCTCAGAGTTTATGGACGATCACCTTGATTGTGTTGGGACTTTGGACAATTGGGGGTAGTGGCATGCCCAAGAGAAAGGGCGCCGGGGAGGCTTTTCGTGTGTTGTTGGATGAGTTGTTTGGGGGGATTTTGAGTGTGGGGGGGGATGCCTTTGATGACCCTGTATCAGAGCTTGCTGAACACTTAACTTTGAGTGGAATTGGGGATGCTGATACATTTAAAAAATGGCAAGAAAAAGATTTAAGACACATTGCTCAGCTAGTTGCAGAATTTGAGACGCAGTACAATAAAAAAGAGCTTGATACCCTGGTTGTGGATGAGGTTAAAAAGGTGGCCAATAAAGTGGTTCCCGGATTGGGCGAGACAGGCGCTGCCGTAGCTAACACAGCCAAGCGGTTAAAAACTGACGAGGATCCCTTATCCTTTGGGGCCCCCCCACTAACAGAAAACGCCCCGGTTCCCGTTGCGGAGCCAGATGTGGCAATTGTTTCTGAACCAAACAGAGACACTGCTGCAGAACAACTTGAACGAGGCCTGGCAGAGCCTGATCACGGGGGCATCCACCTACCCGCTGACCGGTATCTTGGCCCTGGCAATCCTCTGGAAAACGGCCCCCCTGTTGACCCGGTTGACGCAGTGGCTCGTATTCACGACTTTAGGTACGCTGACCTAGAAAAACAGGGCATCAATCCCTACACAACCTACACAATAGCAGATGAGGAGCTCCTTAAAAATCTTGAACATAAAACGGGAGGAAGGGCGGCGATAGCCAGGGCATTTTTTAACTTTAAAAAACTGACATTCCCCCATGCACATCTACAGGGCCCCCTGCCAGCGGTAAAAAGTTGGAAGACAGAGCAGCTTGGCCTCGCTGGGATGCAACAAGCTAGCGCGGTGTCCGGTGCGGGGGGAGACCACACCCCTGCTGCGTTGTGGGCTCAGGGTGCTAAGTTTAGTGGGGACTCCGTCACGTGCTTTATGACTCGCAGGTGTTACTTACCGTTTGATGAAGACCCCACTTATAGGGCAATAGCACATAGCGAGAGTGATAGGAGCAATTTTACTAAAATTATGGTCAATACCGGCACACACACGGTGATGGGATATACCACTCCTTGGCATTATGTAGACTACAACAACATGGCTTTGTTCTTTTCCCCACAAGAATTTCAGTACCTCCTAGAAAACTATGAAGAGATAGCACCCAAGTCACTCACTACGGTCCTGTCTGACCTTGTAGTAAAAGATGTGTCCATCCAAGACCAAAAAACCCAGGTTACAGATAGTGGGACGGGGGGGGTGGCTATCTTTGCTGATGAGTCCTATACCTATCCCTATGTCCTTGGCAACGGTCAGCGGACGTTGCCGTCTGACATCCCGATCCAGGTGTACGAACTCCCTAAATATGCGTACCTCACCTGCGGGAAGCGAACAGACGTAGGGATGAAAGGGGGCTCTCTCCCTACACATGACAGTGACTTTTTCTTCCTAGAACATGCTATGTTTAAGATTTACAAGACCGGAGACTTTTTTGTCTCCCCCTACTCTTTTCCTTCCCTAAGACCCCGGAGCCTAATGGGTGCTAGCCAACATTTTTTCATGATGCAAAATCCCTTGTATGACTATGGAATGGACGTCTTGACTGAAATTGGAACGCACGGGCAATGGTCTTCTCTAGACAAATGGGAGTACCATGGACGCCCGCAAAATTTCTTCCCCGGACCAAAAATTCCCTCTCATGTGGCTGCTGAGGGAGACAGGGGTGGCAAGGCAGAGCTACAAAAGGTAGCTACTGGAACTTCTGTTGGAGATGACTGGTATTCTAGATACACGTTTAGGCCAATGCCCAGTTGCCAGGCATACTCCCACGCAGACCCTAAAGATCCAGATTCTGATATTCCTGTTGTGTCCATTGACGCAGTGGCTGCCGGACAACAATCTGAAAAGCCAAAGCCGCCACATGCAAAAGAAAGCAAGTTTCCTTATAAACAGGGAAGACTGCCAAATGATATTGAGATGGCTAAACAGCTTCAAGGGGTCAATGACAAAATGTATCTAGTGCAGACCCTAGCGGGACAAAATACTACCCCCGCACAAATCATTCCACTCATGCCTGGCAGTGTGTGGAATGAACGGGCTCTTCACTACGAGTCTCAAATCTGGACAAAGATTCCTAACCTAGACAAAGGATTTATGACTGACCACCCTGCTCTTGGTGGGTGGGGGATGTCTACCCCTCCACCACAAATATTTATAAAAATGATTCCCACACCAGCTCCCTCTGTAGAAGGGGGGGGTACCACAAGCACACTACACCAGTACGCCATATTTAACATGACTGTGAAACTAGAGTTTACTCTCAAAAAGCGAGGACTGGCTGGGAGATGGAACCCACAGCCACCTGTAAATCCCCCGTCCGCCGTAGGACACCTGCCTTATGTGCTGTATGACAACGGGCAACTAACAGGGGTCTCATCTGATGTGCAATCTCAAAATGGCTATGAAAGATCTGACGAGCTTTGGACTGCAAAGTCACGTGTAAGACACCTTTAATAAATGATCAATCCTCAAACTGTCTCTTTGTCTTCAATAGCTACAAATCATCAAAGGCAGCTGGTGACGCAATAGCGGCGCCGCCCAGTGGGCAAGC